AATCGTTCCGCAAAATTAAGAGGCTTTCGGCCCCTAAAATCCGTGAAACTAAATTTACCCAGACATGTCGCCTGCAACTCGTTGACTTTTTGGTAGAGAGTCAACGTCCCAACCAGGGTCCAGTTCATCTCAAGGAACTGACCGCCCAGTTGGGTCCCACCTCCTCTCCTACACAGCTTCCTTGCGTTGTAATCCATATTGATGGAACAAACGTGAGGGTCAAAAAGACTGTGTGGGAGAAGATTCTCTTAACTAGCCCTGAAAAGGGCACTGAGGGAATCGAGACGGCAATTCGTATCTTTGATTGCCTGATCTCTGGTCTTGGAATTATCTATGAGAAGGATCGGATACTTCGGTATCCGATTCTGCCCAGTCTTCTCGTCATCTATTCGTGGGTGATCGAGGGGACGTGGGTCTCAGAATTGAAGTATCACCTTAATTGCTTCTTTTCTAAGATAACTAACCAAGAGCTTCCAAATCCAATTGAAACGGTTCATAAACCGGGGCACTTCCTCCAAGGTGCACTTTACCGAGTTGTCCGCCAAAAGGCAGCTAAGGGTAATTTCAATTCATGGCTCCTTCTTAATACTATTTTAAATGGTTTTAAGAAGGGTCTTCCCACTGTAGGTTACTCAACGGTTTGTCGTGCGGCTGAAGTTCATAAGGAGCGTCTCTCTCGTAGGAGAGAGACGCCTCGATATATACTTCGTCAAGTTGCACGAACCGGGAAGGAAATCTACAGGGGTCGGGTGGTGTTAAGGTCGCCGTCCGATTTTATGGTACCTTCTGTTAAGTCCTGCTCTGAAAAGGGGAGGTCAGGAGGAGGGTGTCTTGGGAAGATTTTGGAAGAGGAAACACGGTATTGTGATGGTGTGTTTGGATTTGACTGTTTAGTGCGTATGGGCTTTGCTCCTCAATGGGGAGTGAATGAGATACGGGCGCGGTTTATCTACAGCGATTTTGTGAAACAGATTCGTTGTGACACGGCGGAGGAGTGGAGTCCGGGGGAGGAAACTACGGAACGGTTTGAGATTAAATCCCAAGCTGATCCTAGTTCACCTTCCGGGGGCTGGAACTTCTTGCGCACCGAGTGGTGTGAACGTTCGGACGTGGGTGTTGGTTATCGTAACCGATACACGAAAGTTAAGTTCATTTTGGAGCCACTCAAGGTTCGACCTATCACTACGATGGGTCTCCATCACAATGCCATTTACCCAGAGGTTCAGCGTCAACTGCTTGAAGGAATTCAAAACTTCGAGCAGTTTATGCTAACAGGCAAACCTGTTGAGGAATCCGATATCGTCGATACAGCCGGGAGGGCACGACAAGTTGAGGAGAGAGCGGGAAACCGTTTCATCTTTGACAAGTGGTGCTCGGGGGATTACTCCGGGGCGACAGATTCATGCCATATGGATCTGTCGACTACTCTCGTTGATACTGTATCTAAGGATTTATTTGTTCGCGATTTGATTTTTCGGAATCTCGCGTGTCAGATTGTCTCTTATGACCACTGTGGACTCGAACTCTCGGACGAGCCAAGTGATTTCCTTATGACGAACGGACAACTCATGGGTTCAAGATTTTCTTTTCCGATCCTCAATGTCTTTAATCTCGCAATCTATAGACTATGCCTTGAAATTTATACAGGTCTTCGATTCGAGATTCATGAGTTGCCTTGCCTGGTAAATGGCGATGACATCCTCTTTCCAACTAACGACGCTTTTCAGTCGATTTGGGAGGAAGTCATAACCGAGGCAGGGCTTGAGAAATCGG